AATGAACTCTAATAATACCATATAAAATTTAAGCCGCCGCGCTGTGTAAAAATTATTAGGTTTTAATAATATATACAATATAGAAAATACTACAATAATAAATAATATACCTATAAATAATACATATATAAAGAGCTTTTAAACTAATAAATAGATTATACAAGTAAATATACCATAACATTAGCTATTAGATATTTATTAATAACATACAATATATGCCAACATAAACAATATACCATTAGCTATTTACCAATAATACATACAATGTGGTAATATGGGAAATATATTACCATTTAGAGTTTAGTATATATTACCATGTTGTATTGCATATTATGTTATATTAGGTAGCTATTTACAATGTTTATATGTAGGTAATAGGTAGCTATTTACAATAAAAATATGCAAGTAATAGGGGAAATATAGTAACATAAACAATGTGGTAATAGGTGAAATGTGGTAATAGGTGAAATATAGTGTTTAAGGGCTACAAACAACATATACATATAAGGATTTAATACTATTTTTGCCGCTGCATGATAAGCACAAGCTCATTATTAGTAACAATTACTGATTGTGAAGCCTTATTAATATATAATATATGTATATATACAATATATACCATAATACAAGCCATGCAAACAAGCAATATATTATAAGCAATAGCCATTATTAATTAAAAAGCCAGTGTTTATGCCATTCGGCGGTAAATAATAAATGAATATTATTAGTAATATAGATGATTATGAAGTATAGATAAATAGTAAAAGTGTATTATTAGTATATATACAAAATAATACCCTACTATTAATTAGCATAATAAGCTAATAGCAATAGCTATTGATAAGCATAAGCAACTAGATGCCCTTACCATGTTATTAATCTTCATAATTAATACCCCCAGGAGTCCGTTTTGAAGATGTGGCCTACCACCCACCCCTACCATAATACATCTCCACTATAGAGTGATTTCTATCAATCAAAAATACAGACCCCTATAGAGTGATTTCTATCAATCAAAAAATATACCCCCTTAATGGATGATTTCTACCAATCAAAAACACAAGCCATGTAAAACCATTTAAGGAGTTAAATCATAAAATCTAAAAGCAAAAATACAGACCCTTAATGGATGATTTATGTCGTTAAAAATAATTGTTGACAAATATACTAGATAGCATTATAATAAACGCATAGTCGCAAAATAGGGCTAAAAACTGTAAATAAAATGTT